TATATACTCTGAAATTGTAGCAGCAGTTATATTTTCAATGAGTGTAAGTGGGTTGCGTTTAATAATCATCTTTATGATACGCGAAGAACCTTTCAAAGAATAAGGCATTGAGTAAGCTGTACCATTTAAATAAGAGTAAGCGTTAGTCTTAGGTAGATTATTAACAGTAACCTTAGCAGCTTCTGTCTCAGAGAGCATAGACTTTAGCCACTCTGTTGCAATAGCTTTTGATTGATTGTGAATTCTTTTAGCGACACGACCATTCATATATAAATTTCCTCAACTTTAGGTGTGGCAATTACCCTTGTAAAATATTTTAAACCTGTAGAATATTTAAAAGCTCTTAAGCCTTTACCGTTGTTAGCATCTGCCCAGCATTTGTTTTTAAAAGAACAATAGGTACAGCCTGAAGCCAACCGCTTGTTACCTTTAACGCCATCAGCTATATCTTCATAGCATCTATCAGGGGGTGTTTCTTTTTTTATTGATACTCTAAGGTTATCTATGTGCTTACTAATGTTAGGCTTTGAGAAAGGCCCCGGTCTGAATAAAGCCAGCTCACCTGACTCTTTATTGATTGCTAAGAAACCACCATCCTCTGTACCTTCAGCAGTTTCATAAGCTGCTAACTGTGCGATATATCCGAAAGGGTCATCGTCAACTAACGAGCCAGTACTGAACTTTTTAAATGCAAAGTTAGATGCTGTTTTAATATCTACAACCTCACCATCTATCTTACAGTCCATGTGACCAACGATACCGTTAACAGTTACTTCTTTCTGTTGATCAGTTATCGCATGTCCTGACATCTTAATGAATAAGACTAACAACTCTTCTAGCAGATGTCCATACAGAAACTTAATCTGTGTAGCTTCATTTGGCATGTGCTTTGATTTATCTGCTAACGATACTCTAGACTCATACCACAGCTTCCTTGCCGGGTGTCCTATGTTAGACATTCTTAAACCAGTTGACTGCTTGTGCGGAGATGCCCAGCTTTTAACAGCCTTCTTTACACTCTCTCCGAAATCTTCTATATCTTTATCATCTATCTTAAGAGCCTTACCCTTGGATAAGTTTGATAATGATTTATATATGTCAGCTACTAGAGTATCTAAGCTCAAGCTTGAGTTGTTTATTTTCTTCTTCGTCATCCTGTATCTCGTCTGTGTGTTTAGTTAAAACATTAATTGCTTCTGATAGTAACACGTCAAACCACTCACCCGCTACACCTTTAGATATTTTTATAAGTTTATCGTGTATCTTTTTCTCTGCTGCTCGCCTGTCGGATGTGACAATGTAATGCTCTAGATAGTAGTCGCGTAGTGGACTTGATGTCTGGTAGCTATTCACTCTATCGTTAATGTCAGCAGCCATGCCTACCTTGTACCACCCCTCCCATGCTGGGTTAGATAAGATGTAAACATAACCTTCCTTGGTTAGTGTGTACTTAGGAAGAGATGAGAAGGCAGCTTCTTGAAATGATTTATAGCGCCCTGATTTATGTAGGGTATGGCTCTTAGAAACTTCCTTGCCATTCAAGTACATCCTCTTAGAATCACGTAGCTTTACAGCAGCCGGGTTATCTTTATAGTAATAAGGCTTACCTGTCTTAGGGTTAATCTCTTTCACGTTAGTGTGTTTCACTCCAGTTATCTCCTACCTTGTATTCCCCATCAAGTGGGCAATTAAGTTTAAGAACTTTACCAGCTTCGATGATAGCCTCTACACCCAGCTTACCTACTAGCTCAGCATGTTCAGCTACAACCTCGATCTGCCACTCATCATGTACATTAGCCACGAAGTGAGCATCTATATCTTTGATCTTGTCAGCTAAGATAACCAATGCTTTCTTCATAGTGATGGCACCTGCTCCCTGTAGTAGAGAGTTAAGTGCTGCGTGTTCACTGCGAATATAAATCTTACGACCATCTAAACTTTTTAAATGACCTTTTGATGCTGCTCTGCTAACTTTATCTTTAAGATGTGCAAATGATGGGAGATTATCAAAGAATGATTTTCTAAGGTCTGCTCCAGTTTTTGCACCTCCTCCAGCCACGCTTCCAAGCTTAGCATCTCCTGCTCCGTATAGGAGTGCATAGATGAAAGTCTTAGCCTGATTTCTTGATTCAAGTCCTGCAAGTTTTTGATTAGTGGTATGTATGTCGCCGTTAATGATTTCATTTGTGTACTCCTTGTCGTCCATGTAGTGAGCCAGCATCCTTAACTCTAAACCGCTGGCATCTATACCTACTAATTTATATCCTTTGGGTACAGTCCAGCATGATCTACATTCTTCTCCATACTTTGAACCAGCATTAGGAACCTGTGCCATGTTGGGACTTAGATGTGACATACGTCCTGTGATAGTTCCGTTCGCTATAACAAACCCGTGTACTCTATTGTCATCGCCAAGGAACTTTAGCCAAGACTTTATCTGACCTTCTCTCTTTTGAAGCAGAAAGAATTCTTTGATAAGCTCAGCCTCTGGTATACCTTTTATCTGACTCAGTGTTTTCTCGTTAACTACTGGTCTATCATTAACAGTAAACTCAGTGGGCTTCCAGCCGAAGTCTTGTAAGTACTCACCAATCTGTAACCTCGATCCAAGATTAAGTTCAATCGATGTTGTCCTTGTAATACTTAAAGGATAAGCATGATTCTTTTCGTGGAACAAGGCGTACTCTTCCTCCGTTAACCTTACACCCTTACCCTCAGAATCTTCTGCAATCTTTGAAATGCTACTAGACTTTGTATAACGAGGGAACAGTTTTAGTTTGGTTATCTTAGGGTGAAATACATTAGTGACCTCTTGCTCTACTACCTGCATCCTTTCTCGTATCTCAGCAAGAAGAAGCTCTGCCTTTTTAAAATCAAAGTAGAAGCCATGCTCTTCCTGTGTCTTCATGATAGATGCTATGTCTTGCTCAAGTTTAATTGATTCAAGTGAGAAGCCACGACTCTCTTCTCTGAGTTTAAAATATGCAGCAGTGTTCAGCTCCACATCTCGTATACAATAAGTAAGCATCTCATTACTGTAAGCATCAAACTCTTTGAAAGCAATCTTAGGGAAGTTTAATAACTGTCCCCAACGAGAAAGACCATGACCACCATCACGGGTTGGGTTAAACAACCTAGAAAGTACTAAGGTATCTATTATATTTTTATCTTTGCTGAAGTCAGGTCTATTCATTATCCGTTGAATAACAGGGATATCAAAACCTATAATGTTATGACCGACTAAATCATCTGCACTCTCAAGCAGATCACATCCTTCTTCTAACTGATTAGGCCCATAGGTGTAGATGGTTTTAGTATCTACATCCTGCGCTACAATACACCATATCTTTGTAGCATCTAAACCGTCAGTCTCGACATCAAAAACAAGTCTTGTCATTTCATTCAAACCCCAATGATACTAAGTCATCTTCTTTAGATACCTGTATGTCACTCATGTCCATCTCCTGTAGCCTACCAGTATCATCGTCGAACTTCAAGTGTGTAGCTATACCAACATCACCAGTGTATCTAGACTTCAGTACACGGACACGGGTAGTAGAAGCTTCAATGGGATCATCAGACTGCTGGTTTCTCTCTAGTGAAATAACACAGTCGGATAACTGGGCGATGCTTTGAGATCCTCGCAAGTGATTCAACCCTGTCTCGATGCCATTCTCATGTCCTTTGTTACCATCTATTCGACGAAGGTGTGACACAAGAATAATACCAGCCCCTGTTTCTTCTACAAGGGTTCTTAAGCGGTGCATGATAGCGTCAATAGTACGCCTCTCGTCACCTTCAGCTGAGGTAGACACAAGCATATGCAGGTGATCAATCACTACCCACTTACAGTCGCAACCTATAATCATAAACCGTAGCTTACTAAAGATAGCTTCGATGTCATTGGCTCCGAAGTGTGCATGAATCCAAACACGGTTGAAGTTATCCTTGTCATACATTATATCAAAGAAATTATCTAGCTCATCCTCAGTAAAAGAATCTCTTATTCTATCGATATGTAGTTTGGCATTAGCCTCAATAGATAAGATACCATCAACTGTTCTGTTAAAGGTTTCTTCTAAGGCGATGACACCTACATTATGGTCAGTAGTTTTAATAAGCCAATGCTCTAGCTCACGTGTAACACTGGATTTACCTAGCCCTGTACCACCTGTTAAGGTAATGAGTTCACCTTGTCTTATACCTTCCAGCTTCTCGTTCAAACCTTTCCACGGGAATGGATAAGATACCTTCTTCTCTCTGTTCTTATACTTCTCTCTGTTCTCTGAGACACTTAGAACTCCTGAAGGTGTGTATGTCTTTGCATCCCACCAACACTGTACAAAACGCTTATGCCCGTTAGCTTTTAATAGATCATTGGCATCCTTGAAACCTTCAGGGAATGTCAATATCTTTGCCTTACCCGGCTTCAATAGCCTAGCTACGTGCCTCGCTGCTTCCTTACCTACAGTGTCCATATCAAAGGCAATGACCACCTGATCAAAGCTTTCTAAGAACTCTAGGTTATCCCTTACATCCCGCTCTGCACCACCAGCACCGTTCTTCACTGACACTACAGGCCACTGTGATCCGAGCAACTCATAAGCTGCCATAGCATCACACTCGCCTTCGACTAAGGTTACAAACTTACCGCCTTGTCTGAAGAGATGCTCTCCGAACAGCTTAGCCTGTGTTGATATACCCTGCCATCTAAAGTCCTTGTTACCTACGAACCTAGTCTTGTAGGCAATGACATCATTCTCTCCGTAGTAGGGATAGATATGTTTAAAGACATCTCCAGCACTGTCGTGTGTTACTTTAACGCCGTACTTCTTAGCTGTTTCTAATGATATTTGTCTGTCTGTTAAGGCAGCAAACTGTCCTTCACTTGCAAACTTCTCTGGTTCTAAAGCTCTTTGAGTATTAGATATCATCATATTATCTCTGGTTGAATTATCTTCTGTGTGTTTCTTTATGTATCCCTTGCAGGAAAAGCAAACCGCACTCCCATCAGTATTGATAGAGAGTGCGTCACTGCTGGAACATAAAGGACATGGTTGATGCGTTTTAGCAAATGCCATGATCTTTAATCCTCTTCGGTTACTAAAGCCCCTTCGTCTAGGTTGTTGTTCATAGCTGCAATAAAGGTTTGTTTAGCAGCTAGTAGTACATTAGAACGCTTTGCTAGTGAGTCAAGCTCTTGCTGAACCTCAACCAAATAGTTGTAAGTTAGCTTAGCTTCGTCGTTCAATAGCTCAACGTCATACAAACCTTCTTCTGTTTTATATGTAAAGTTACTCATATTTAAAATGCCATCCTGTCTTCAGTGAAAGGTGTGTTGCTATCACCATGCTCTACAAGTTCAAGAACCTGCAAGGCGTGGATGCTTGGTCGTTTGATCTTCTTGATCTTGCCGTAGTTTAATGTTGCCCATTGAACCGCAACCCGTGAACCATTACCAATCTTGTAATCCACTCGTTGCTTATCTGTATCAACAACAATAGGCGCAGTGTTTTCTGTACCGTTATAGTTAGAAGCCCACTTGTAGAAAGTAATAACAGGATCAGGGGTATACTTACGTGAGCCTGCTTCATGTAGTCCAGCATTGAACCCTGCTTGTTTAAACTTCAAGAAGACCTCATCACTTACAGCTACATTAACTTCCCACCCAAACTTACCAGTGCCGGGCATCTGTGACTCATTATAGTCAGCTACAGGTGCATCGACATGAGCGTAGTATGCAACACCTTCGATAACTTCTGGGATACCATCAATCATTTTCATTAGATACTTCTCCTAATTAGTTTTAAAAACTTTTCATAGCCATTAGTAAACTCACCAAATGATATGGCTACCTTATCATCTGATAAAAAGGTAACTTGCATAGTCACCTTGTCTCTATACATATCACCTTCATATGTATTCTTAAACCTAGTCAGCTCTGACTTTGTTGTTTCAACATACATCACCACTCTCCTAGATAGTTTATAAAATCAGGAATAATATTTATAACATCATCTCCTGTAGCAGTCAAAGATAGTCTGTCTTTTGCAAAGACTATGAAACGTGCCTTGATCTTTTCGTTAGGTTGTTTTGTACCTAAGCTCATAGCAAAAGCATAAGCCCAAGAGTCTTCGATAAGATCTTCCATTAAATCACCATCCTTTTATTTAGACCAGCCTATATTATAACAGGCTTAGTTTCTTTTTACAACAGGGAATTTGTCTAAAGGATCTTCCTTAAAAAACTTACCCCATAG